TGTTTTATTGTCTGAATACAGTTTGGTATTTCTCGCGTTTTCTTTACGGGTAACAGAGCGCAGATTGCTTTTCCTATTATCCAGTGAGTCGCCATTCACATGATCTACTTCAAGCCCGTCTGGAAAGCCAAGGATCAGCCTGTGCAATTTCTGGGATTGATGCTTCCGATAAACATACAGCAAGCCATTACCTGCTTTTGCAGCATGCCAGCGACTAATTCCATCAATAACTTTTCCCAAATCATCAATATCGATAATGGCTCTTGTATTTGGGTGTGATGGCGTTGATACATCAACCAATACCGTATCACCATCGATGGTGTAGCTATTGGTGCTTTTGCATGTATTACATTGCGGCGATCTACCTGATTTCACTGCGCCTCTAACGCTGCTCGGGGTACGTTCGACACGGTTACCGCAGTCGCATCTAAATACCCATCGGTAAGTCTCTCCTTGCTTGCTGCCCCTGCGTAGCGCCACTAAGTTACCAAATCGTTGATTAGTTATATCGATTCCCGCTCTACTCATAGTTGTCATCCTACGAAAGCGTCATGATAAGAAGGCAGAAACTGGCTGACTAACCAGATTTCAGGAGCGACCCTATCTGCCTAGACTCATTGTACCGCTGCCTACCAAGTATCAAAGCCATTGGCCATATTTTGAGCCTGCATCTGCGTCTGCGTGCGCTTCAGTGCCAGATCACCAGCCGCCTTGTCTCGCGCCGTCTGGATCTTGACCTGCTCCAGTTGCAGATTGGCCTGCAGTTGCGCCACGGTCATGTTCTCTCTGGCTGCAATGTCGGCCAGCTTCAATTCACGCTCCTGCTGCAGCTTGGCCGCATCCAGTTGCTGCTGGTACTGCATCTCCTGTTGCTTCAACTGCGCATTGGCCTGCATCTGTTGCTGTTTCAGCTGCAGTTCTGCCGCTTTGATCTGAGTGTTTGGATCTTCAGGCTGCTGCTGCGACTCGGCAATCTGCTGCCTGCGCTCTTCAATCTCGGCATCGGACAGAGTGATCTGGTGATACGGCACCTCAAGCGCCTTGGCGATCTCGCGGTCCAGTCCTTCCCAGTCACGGCGCAATGCCAGTTCAGGGTTACCGCCGGTCACGTTGGCGAACACCAGCAGATTCTCCTGCTGTTTCTCGCGTACCAGCAACGCACCGGAGCCGCGGGCATCAATGGTGTAATCGCCTTTGATATCAGGGCTTTCACTGAATTGCATGTTCCAGTCGTAGAAGCGCGTGATGGTTGGACGGGTGATGTCGTCATCCCAGTTCTTCACCGCACGGCGCAGCACGATATTGGCGCTGTTCATCAGCATGGCCATGCCGCTGCTGGTTTTCGTGACGTGGGATGACTGTTCACCCTGTGCGATCAACGGCAGGTTGGTTTCCTCATCGGCCAGCTGTCGCGCCATCGTGAAGATATTGGCAAGCTCCATCTGGTGGCTTGGGGTGCTGAACGTGGCGAATGCTTCCTGAACGCTGCGGGTTTTATCCCTCAAGTACCACAGCTTTTTCGGGCCCAGCTGCCAGCTACCGTCAGCCGGCTGGACAATCTCGCGGTTGACCACCACCTGATCGGCCACGCTCATGCCGCCGTTATCCATCATCATGCGCCAGGCTGCATTGATAACCTTCTGCGGATTGCGCATCAGGTATGGCACGCCAAAGCCAAAGATGCTGGACTCGTCTTTCTCCCAGTTGAATACCGAGAATGGGCGGTCCTCAGTATCCATTGGATTGATTGCCACCTTCAGGACGCACTGGCCGGAGAAGAACACCACCGCTTCCAGCTCGTCGTCCAATTCGTCAATCTCCTCCTCCGGCAGCGGCTCTTCCGTGTCCTGCATCGCATCAATCAGCTCTGCCTTACTGATCGGGCCGTGGTACTCCCATATCTCATAGCGGTTGGAGTCAACAACGCTACCGACACCGGTAATGCTGCGGATATCGTTCACGTAGTCCTTGGCGACATGGGTTTCCTTCGCCTCGGTGCGCAGCAGTTTGCGCAGCTGCCCCTTGAGTACACCCGGCATCCGTGCAAAGTCGCGCAGCTGTCGCTTGGTCAGCCGGCGCTTCTCAAAGATGAATTCACACTCATCGATCGTGCGAGCCGACATATCCGGGTAGAAGTCCCAGATATCCACGCGCTCAATGGATGGGGCCAGATCCTCGGTGATCTGCAGCATGGAAGTACCATCATCCATGATGTCCCAGCGCTTGCGGATACGACCCACCACAATCGGGCCCTTGACGATCCCGGTACCCAACTGCGCCGCGTCGTGGATAATGTCGCGCGCTTTCGTTGGGTAGCGTGCTTCATTCAGCTGATCGTCAATCTCGGCCTGCATCAGCAGCGCCTTGGCCTTGGCTTCGCGCTGAATCTCGTCAGCCACCCTGCCTGCATCAACAGGCTCACCATTCGGCCCCTGCATCATCTGGCCAGGCTTGACGTTATCCAGTTCCGGCACCGGCGTGGGCTTGATACCCCAGTTGCGGTCATCGGTCGGGAACAGCATGTCCTGCAGTCGTGCTTCAGCCGCATTGGTCTTGTTGCGGGTGATATTCACATAGACCTGAGAACCACCGGCCTGTTTGATGCGCTCATACTCACCCGGCTGGTATTCGCCGTGGTACTGCCGCAGATCCTTCAGCCAGCGCTGTTCGATATCCGAGCGCAGTGCGGCCTGGTCATGCGCAAGCCGTGACAGGCGTGACGCGAACACCTGCAGACGTTCGGCAAGTTGTTCTTCCTGCTCAACAGGGTTTACAGATTCGTTCATCAGAGCCTCACGGCTGTGCTTTGAATGGGTATCAGTAACCGGCTACCCGGTCACCAATGATGTTTTCGTGGAAATATTCATTTCCGGTTGGCTGGGTAATGGCGTCCGTGATTTTCATAACCCCATAACGCATCGCATCCATAACGTGGTCGTTTTCCTTGACTATGCGTCCGTTCGTATCGCGTCGATATATGCGATATTCCGAGAGGGTGTTCTGCAGTGTTTTGAACAACTTAAGACGCCCGGTTGAGAGCCTTTCGTATACTTCTAATATCCCTGCTTCGACCGCTTTATTTGCTTTGATCAGGTTAAGCCCAAGGTCTTCATAGTTCTGCCATAGCGTTTCGCCGTCTTTCTGACTTCGCCCCCGCGCTGCAGTGTCGATAGCGCCAGGTATCCATACACCACGGGCACGAATAGCAGCCGCATGAACACTCGGTTCTGCCTGGCCTCTATAGTGCTCTGAATATCCATAGATAACATCAGTGTCCAAATCGTGGGCCAACCAGATGGCGGCTGTTTTTTTCCAGCCAACATCCAACCCGTACAGTCGGCGGAAATGCCTCGGAATTTGGAAGGGGTCAATGAATACATCTTCTTCCGGTACCGGGTAAATCGCCCCAGCACCAAGTGACGGAATTCCTTTTGTCCGCGCATCTCGCTGATGCGGTGCCAGGGAACTGAGTAGGTCTGTCTTATCCTGTTCAGTCAAATGTGGCACGTCATCCCATCCTGCTTGCACTACGTAACGGCTCACACTAAAGATTCCTGCTGACTACGCGACTCCATAAAGCTCATGACAAGTGGCGTAAGGCCATTAAGTGGAGTGAAGGTCATCATCAACATGCCTTGTGTGGTCATGGTTCGAATCAATCCTTCCTCATAAACGTCCTGTGGCACCTCTTCATCAGACCAAAAAATATCCAGCTCGAAGCCCTGAAAAATACGCCGACCTTGATCATAACTGCGAAGCTTGAAGACCGACCATCCGCCGGAGACATGCTTAACCTTCACCTCTTCGTATGCGCCCGATACTCCTTGCTTGAGAATTGGCTTGGCCATTAAGTCGCGAGGTATCAGGCCAGTCCCCCACTCATCCGTACCCCATAAGCCGCCGAGCATTTTGTCCTGAATGATGTCCTTCGTAGTTTGCCCAGTATCACCTGCTGCCAGGACCTTTACAGGACGTTCCAACCGGCGCCCATCCCACCAGTCCGGGTAAAGCCCGGTTAGGTGTGCGGTGACTTCATATCCACCAGCTACTGTTTTTCCAACACGGTTTGCAGCCATGAATAACCGCTCTCGGTGAATGGCCCCCGCCCGAAAAAATTCCATGTGCTTTGGATACAGGTCACGGCGAAGCAGCCCTTCAGCCGGAAACAGGGATTTGTATAAGGTGTAACGCTCTCTCCTGCCTTTCTCTTCCAGAAGCTGAAGCAGTTCCAGCTTGGCTTCACGATCCAGCGAGGCGAGCAATTCTTTCGTTAAGCTCGTCATCACTCAATTCCTCGTGCTTCAAAGTCAGGCTTCCACTCTGCTCCACCTTGTCCTTGAACGCCTGCACCTCAACATGCTTGCCGACCAACTCCAGGAAGCCCTTGGCGGCTGCTGGATTGATCTGCACCTCATTACCCTCATCATCCGTTTTGGTGCGAGCGTTGATCTGATACGACTTCGCTGCCTCAGCCAGTACCCACTCTGCGGTAATACCGGTCTTTTCGGCGCGCTGCCGTGAGCTCTCAGCCAGTGCTTTCTGCACCATAACATTTGATAACAGGCGGCTTGACTGCTCTTGCGCGGTCTTTTCGCTGTAGCCCGCACGTATCGCCGCCTGCGTAGCGTTCAGATCGATCAGGTATTCTTCAACGAAGCGCTGTTGTTTATCGGTGAGTTTTTTTGCCATAGTAGCGGCCCCTCATCGGGCGGCTGAGTTGTATCAACTGTTCCAGTAGAGCCATCCGCCTACACGGACTGCGGCCCACATGGAGTAACGTTTGATTGCGCCAACGCCTGCATCCTGCAGCGCCTGACGGAACACCATGTCAGCCCATGCTCGGGTGCCGATCCTGTTCTGGTACAGGTAGTCATGCACCACAGCAGCCATTGAATGGTCGCCATGGACGGATACCACAGGGCGAGCCAGGCGCGGGACCGATGCCAAATCGGTAATGAATCCATCCGGCACAGTGATCAGGTCGTGTTCGTGTGTTTCGTAGATCACCGGCCTTGTCAGCTCCCATGATGAATCAGGCGCTGCTTTTACATGCAGCTCGTCAGTCAGGAATGGCATTGTTGTCACCCAGTGCATCAAGTAGATCAGTGCATAACCCATCAGCGGGATACCCCGGCACAGCCGTGCGGATCACTCGCAGCAGTATTGCACGCGCAACCGGATCTGATTCAGTGCAGTATCGGTGCTGGAGTGTCAGTACCTGCAGCGTACCGTCAACTGCGGTTCCGGCGAGGTCACCGACTTGATACCCATCCTGCAGCCTGGGAGTGGAACACCCCGCGATTGCAGCCACCATGGCAAGTGCTATCAGCCTCTTCATTTGATCACCTGCACCAGTGTTGCAGCGAGGGTTGCAGTGCCCAGCAACAAACCTCCAAGGATGGTCAGCACCCTCCAGCCTCCGGTAACCGATCCTCTGCTGACAGTCATCTCGTCACGGATTTGCTCGATCTGTTCCGCGTGCTTGCGGCATTCAGTCAGTGCAGGGCGGTCGGCTTCCATTCCCCGAATGCGAGTCTCATGGTCATCCAAGACTCTGCCGATCCGCTTCATGCCATCTTCGTGCTGCATGTGTCGCGCTTCAGATCGAGCCATGGTCTTGCCCATCTCTGCAGCAGCATCCGCCACCTTGACCGTAGCAGCGCGCAACTCATGCAGGTCCTGTCGCGTCTCTTCCCTGTGTTCCTTCAGGGCTTGCAGAATCAGATCGGTATCGCTCATCCGGTCACCATCCCGTGCCAGTAGTTCAGGATGCGCTTCACGTAGGTGATGGTTTCGAGTGCGTGCTTGCCTGTCACCTCCGGCAGCGCCTTGATGATGCTCGCATAGTCGTTTGCACCACCGGCCGCCTTCTGCGCCTTCAGCAGATTGCCAAAACCGGCGTTATAGCTCGCCAGTGCCAGACAGTAACGATCGATATCAGGACGGGGAGCGGACCAGCCATTCAGCAGTTTCGCCATGTAGTAGGCGCCTGCAGGGATAGCGGCTTCGGGATCAAATGGGGTGATGTCTGCAGGATAGCCAAGCTCTTTGGCTACGTCGGACCATGTGCCCGGCATAAACTGAGCAATGCCTTGGGCGCCCACAGGGGATACAGCATCCGGGTCCAATCGGGACTCTGCAAGGTACTGCGCCTTGAGGAGACGCCAATCATGGTCAGGCAGATGCTGCTCGGCCGCCTGCTTGATCAGCGCGTCATACTGATGGGTCATAGCGATTCTCACGAATGGCTGAATTTGGTCCCGGGTTATCCGCCGGGTTCGGATGTCTGCCGCTTCGCAGCGGTAGCCTGTCGCTTCACAGCGAGAATTTCAGGCACAAAAAAACCCGGTCAGCGCCGGGTTGATTTGTCTGGCCGTCAGTACGACCAATCTACAAAAAATGATAGCAGAAATGAGGTGCGCTGCAAGCACTATGCAGCAGCTAGGCAAACATTTCTTATCATGCTCAACAGCTTATCCATTCCCTTGTAACGGTAGTGCCGGTATTGCGGTACCGTCATGCCCAGTTCCGCGGCAATGCGGCGTTCAGTCCAGCGCTTGCCGGCCCGGTCGTAGGTGCCGGCCGTATGCTCATGAACCAGCAGGCATGTTCGGTGCGGCTTTGGCAGTCGACCAATCAACTCGCGCGCCTCAGGGAGTAATGCGTGTGGATTGCGGATAAACTCAACCTCATGGATCATTTTCAGGTCAGCCTGATCGTTACCGGTTGGTGGCGGTAACCAGCCACGGAACTCAATCAACGACTGCAGCAAGCTGGGCTGATGCCACCCTGCCGCCGTGTCGGTACTTAACACCCAATTCAGATACACCTCGATCAGCTTATCTGCGTGCTTCTCTGCCGACATTCCGCTCCCCTCGCTGCTTGATGATTCGCCTTCGTATCTCATCTTTCATCTGCTGGCTTTGCTTCTTCGCCCAAGACTCTTGGCGCTGCCGGGGCTGCTTGGCTACCCACCGGGCAAGGCAGTCAAGGAAGTGTTCTCGATCCTCCGGCTTCATGCCGCCCACACCACCTGGG